AGGAACTCAAATTACATTTACAGGCTCAACGATAACAACAAGCACAACTAGAGGAACTGCTGTTACAATTACAACATCAACTAATCATGGATTAGAAGTAGGAGATATTGTTGAATTGGATTCAGTAACAATGCCGACAGGTTCTAGTATTGCTGCTTCAACTTTTGAAGATAAACTATGTCAAGTTATATCTGTTCCAAGTTCAACTACTTTTACAATTACATCACCATCAGCAGAAGCTAATGGAGGTGGTTCTGATTTAACTTCAGGAAGTTCTTGTGTAGTAGAACCTTACCAAACAGTTGGTCCTGCAGCACAATCATATGGATATGGTTTTGGTATTGGTAATTATGGTGGAACAATAACAGGTTCTCAAAGTACAGAATTAGATGGATCATTAAATGCTGACACCGCAGGTACAGGAGGATCAGGTACAGCTGTAACAGTAGATAGCACAACAGGTTTTGCTTCTTCAGGAACAATTGCTGTAGGCACAGTTCCAACTGCTGAGTTAATTACCTATGGTTCAACGAATGCTACAAATTTTTTAAGTATTACTAGAGGTGCATCAGGAACAGCAACTCCTGGTACATCTAATGGTCAAGCTCATTCTACTAACACAACTGTTCAAGATGCAACTTTATGGACAGGGTTTGGAGATGCTGTTTCCGCATCGACCGTGACTCTTGAACCAGGACTTTGGTCTTTAAGTAACTTTGGTCAAGTGTTAGTTGCAACTATTGCTAATGGTGAAACTTTTACTTGGGACTCTTCGATTGCAGCTAACTTTACAACAAGAGCGTCTAAAACAACTACAAATTTTTCTACAGCAATTAGCGGTTCACTTGGTAATCCTACTGCATCAAGAACAACTTTAATATCACCAACAACTAGACACTTAATACATTTTGGAACAGAGACAACTATCGGTGATCCAACCACGCAAGACGATATGTTTATAAGATTCTCGGATCAAGAATCAATTAATGATTATACACCTACGGCTATTAACTCAGCAGGTTCTCAAAGGCTACAAGACGGAACTAAAATAATGGGTGCTTTAATTGCTAAAGAAAATATATTGGTGTGGACAGATAATGCTTTGTATACCATGAAGTTTGTCGGAGCTCCGTTTACTTTTGGATTTGAACAAGTGGGTACAAACTGTGGATTGATAGGACAAAACGCTGCTGTAGAAATAGATGGTATTGCTTATTGGATAAGTAATAATGGTTTCTTTGCATTTGATGGTACAGTTAAAACATTATTATCATCTGTAGAAGATTATGTTTACGATGACTTTGATACAACAAAAGGTCAACAAGTTTGCGCAGGTATTAATAATTTATTTTCTGAAGTTGTTTGGTGGTATCCAACGTCAGGGTCTACTTATAATAATAGATATGTTGTTTATAACTATGGTGAGTCTAATCCACAAAACGGTTTAATATGGTATACAGGAAGCGAAGCAAGAACAACTTGGGTTGACTCTATTGTATATCCTAAACCTTTTGGAACTAAATTTGATAGTTCAGCGACAGGAACTTTTCCTAGTATTGTAGGAGAATCAGGCCTTGGACAAACAACCTACTTTGAACACGAGGTTGGTACCGATCAGATTAATCCTGATGGCTCAACGACAGCGATTGCATCAAATATAAAATCATATGACTTTGATTTAGATGTTCAAGGAAATGGTGAGTTCTTTTTAGCAATGAGAAGAATACTGCCTAATTTTAAAGTTCTAACAGGAAACGCTACATTAACAGTAGGTATAAAGAATTTTCCTGCACAAACTGATACTGCTAGCACCTATAGTCCCTTTACATTAACGTCATCAACGACTAAAGTAGATACACGAGCACGTGGTCGTTTTGCTAACATTCAGATCTCCAATAGTTCTACAGCAGAGACTTGGAGATTTGGCACAGTTAGAATAGACTTACAACCTGACGGGAGAAGATAATGGTAAAACCAGTAGTAGACTTTATGCAAAATTATACTCAAACACCGAGTAGAATTTATGATCTATATCAATATTATATGGGAGGGGGTAAATCTAATACTCCACCTGTTAATACAGCTCCTCCAGGATATAGTGGTCCATTTATTTCTAGCGGTGGTGGTAATATGATGATGGGTGGATTAGGAAGTACACAAATGATCGGTAACTTTAATCAAGCCATAGCACAAAGACAAAATAGGTTAAATAATCCAAACCAAACTATGCAATTTCTTCAAAATTTAGGATTACCAAAACAAGACTCTGTTCAAGAAATGATGGCACGAGGTATGTTAGGTAAAAAAGATCAACGAATGAATCTGCCATTAGGGTTAAGTGGAATTTTAGGATCGATGTTGCCCGATAAATATTATGATATGACTTTAGGTGATCAGATATTAACTCAATCTTATATGGGCTTTACTGATCCTAATACAGGAATGGCAAACAAAGATCCGTTTGGTATTAACGTTAGGTCTGCTCTTGGTAATTATTCTGAGTATGCAAGTAATAGAGTTGATAAACTTAATGAACTTTTAGGTGGTAAGTTAGCAGAAAAATATGGTGTAGAATGGGATCCTGCAACAGGAACTTTTAAAGGTGCTAACGCAAAGACAGCAAATGACATGACTAAAATGTTAAGAAAACAATATGGTTTTTATGGAAATGTTAAAAAGAAAAAACAAGACATTGCATCCGATTTAGGGTTAATTCAAAAAGCAATTGAAGCAGATAAAAAAGCAAAACACGATGCAGCTGTTAAAAATTTAAAAACAGCTAGTGCAGGAATTACAAGTGTAACAGGTGGGGGTGGTAGAGAAATGACTTCTCAACAAAGGGGTGAAGCAGCAGGTAGAATGGGTGGTGGTTCAAGGCAAGCTAAATCAGGTGGTCAAAAAGCAGGAGGCTCAGGCAGAACCGACGGTGGTTGGGGTTGGGCTAAAGGTGGAATAGTGGAGTTATTAAGATGACAAAAGTAGTAGTAAGAATACCAGAACCAAAAGAACGATACGAAGTTGATAACCAACGACAGATTGCTAGAGCATTAAGAGCAATCGTTGAACAATTAAACTCAACATTTTTACAGGAACAAAAAGAAGAAACAGAAAGGTTTACTTTCTTTTCACAGTAATGGCTAATGTATATAAAAATATTCAAGCAACTATTAATGCTTCAGGAAGTGATGTCAGTATGTACACATCACCTGATGCTACAACAAGTATTATTAAAACAATTAAATTATTCAATACACATGGGAGTGCGCTAGATGTTACAATTAAAGTATTTAACGCTAGTTCCTCAACTGATTTTGAATTTGATGTGTCTAATGTTACAGCAAGCGATGGCGTTGATTTACTTACATTTAACAACATCCTTATCTTGGAAGCAGGAGATATATTAAAAATGCAAACAACACAAACTAATGTAATAAAGATGACAGCTTCTGTATTACAGATTAGTAGATCATAGGAGGACTATGCCGTTTATAGAACAAGAAGCTAAAGAGGAGGTCAAGGTAATAGAGGGTAAAAAAACAAGAGTTATTACTCCTGAGGTAGAAATTACTTTGACTAATATGCAGACAGGACAAGAATATATGTCAGATGCTGAAGCAGATGCTGATGTAAATGACCCTAATACTGCTACACAAAGAGAGCATATAAGAAGAGATGTGCATGTTAAGGTTGCTCAAATCAATATTGGTGCTGAATCGAAGGAGTTGTAAAACATTAAAAAATAGGATATTTTAGAAGATTATGGCAATTTCAAGAATGCAAGAACCCAGACAATTATACGGATTAGGTAGTTTAGTTAAGAAGATAACTAGACCAATTAAAAAGATAGTTAAAAGTCCTATCGGTAAGGCTGCTCTTATGGCGGGTATTGGGTTTGGAATACCAGGAACTAGTTTTGGTGGATTGTTTGGAAGAGCAAGTTTTGGAGGAGCTGCTAAAGGATTGTTCAGTAAATCAGGTGGATTAGGTGGTTTAATTAAGAGAGGAATGTTTAAAGGTAATGTGCATAAAGATCCTGGATTTTTAAGAAATATATTTGATAAAATTGGTGGTGGTAAAGGTTTACTAGGAATCGGAGCAGGTGCAGGTTTGTTAGGTGGTTTACTTTCAAAAGGTGCTGATGAAACGGAAGAAGAATATCAAGATAGAATTATGAGATTGCAACCATACTTAAGACAATACTATGGCAACGTGGGTGATACATTCGGTGATCAAAAAATGGGTCCGAATGAATTAGAAGAATTTATTACAGCTAATACTAGTGAGTATGGATTAGGAGCAAAAGATGGTGGTATCATAGGAGCAGGTGGTGTTACTCCTGAAGAAATGAAAAAAATTAAAAAGTCAGCTGAGTACAAAGGTTGGAAACGAATGTACGAAATGAACCCTGATGCAGCATCAGAGCACGAGAAACATTCTGAGTTCTTAAATGTTTACAAGAGAGTTAAAAAAGCAGAGGGCGGTGAAGTAGAATCACCTGCACCTATGGAAGAGGTTGAGGATGAATACGATCTAACTATGGATGAAGAAATGGTTACACCTACAGGCTTTGAAAAAGTTAGAGAAACAGTAAAAGATATTGCAGAATCTTTATATAAAACAACTACACCGATGGGTATGGGTTATAAAATGGCTAAGGCTATGTATGACAGACTACCTGATATATCTAAACAAGCTGTAGAAGAATATGGCCGTGCTTTAAAACTAGCAGACGAAGGACCAGAAGAAGACGAAGTCAGCGAAACAATGATAATGGTTGAAGGTAAAAAAGATGGTGGTATAATGAATCTAGGTGGCAAAGAAATGGATTTAAGAGGCGGTGGCTTTGTACCTATTGGTAAAAAAGAACGGGCTGACGACGTGCCTGCACGACTAAGTAAAAACGAATTCGTATTTACAGCTGATGCCGTAAGAGCTGCAGGTGGTGGAAGTGTACAAAAAGGTGCACAAAAAATGTACGACACAATGAAAATGTTAGAAAAAAGGATTAGATAATGGCTGAAACTACTACACGACAGTTACCCGCACCGTTTATAGAAGCACTCGGTAAAACGTATGCAGATCAATTAACCAAACAAGTTGGTAAACCAGTCGATACTTCAAAATTTGCACCGCAAGTTGCG